TTTACTGCTCCAAAATTTACAAGACCAATAACCAGCTTTGGTTTTGTCTTTCTTTTCCTCACAATTATGTCTTTGCCTAAATGCTCTTTTTCTATCTGGGTCATCTCTTTTAATTTCCATTTTAGGGTCGCCAAATCTAACCATAACAATATTGCCTTTATCGTTTTTAACATATACACCGAATTTGCTTGAAGAATTTGGAGTTCTAAAGGGCTTATTTAAAGTAACTTTTCTACCTTTGTATTCTGCATCTTCATATCCATCTTTGAATATTTCATCTAATATTTTTTTCATAAATCATCTCCCCTTTTATATAATGTTTTCCCTAGTGGTAAATTTCTCCTAAATGGCACTAATAAGTAGTCAATTATATTTAATATTAATATTTGTTTTTTAGTCATATATAGCCTTTTACTTAATCAATATACCATGTAATGATATTTCAAAATATGGTAGCGAAGTTAAATCATCTTGTATGTTGATGTAAAATCCTTCTTTATCAAGAATTATAGGACTTCCATTTCCAAATGCTTCTGTAAAATCTAATCTTCCAGTCAATACTGAAATTGTATTGCTTCCAACTCCAGCACTATATGTATTAGAACTTGTAGATATTAAAAGAACATCAGCATTGTTTTTTACAATTCCTGAACCTGAACCAAAACTAAATTCAATCCCGTTTGCTAATGTAGTGTTTCCAAATTTATTTAAATCTAATAAAGCATCAGCACCTATTACAAAATTAACAGTCTGAATTAATATTTTTTGCCCATCTGGTAAATCTTCAAGTGTAAAACTTTTTGGAGTTACTGCTCCGTTTATATTCATTAATTCACTACTGTTATTTTTAGCTTTTAGATAGAACCAATCATCAGCACCTATACCATTTATTTCTGTTCCTATACTAGAAATTTTTATCATTTTTACTTCCTTTAATCGAACTCAACTACATATTCAGCAAAGCATCTACAGTTAATTTCTTCTCCAGCTTTTAATGTTTTACCATCACATGAATGATATAAGCCTTCTTCTATATTATATTCCATTCCATCTCTTTGCTTATGGCATGGTCTTGTTCTTTCATCTCCAACTGTTCTCCAGATAGCTTTTTGTATTCCAGAATTTACTGCTCTTTTATCTGATAGCTGTTGATTAAATGCCTTTAGTTCATTTCTAGCTACAATTTTACTTTTATATTTATTTTTACCTGATAGATTTTCTACTTCTTCATATAGTGTATCTAAGCTTTTTCCAGCACTCATAAGCCTTATAACATTTTGAGTATAGTTAAATATTGATTCATTCCTAAACTTAATTATTTGACCTATTGTTTCAAGTGATTTGGCATTTACAAAACTATTAGTTCCATCAGTCTTGATGATATCTTTAACATCTACACCAATAGATTTTTCAATAGATTCATAAAATTTCTTATCATTCATTCGGGCTGTTTGTTTGTATTTTTTTTGAATAAATTTTTTTATTCTATCTTCACTAAATTGACTGTTGATACTTCTTTCAAATTTTTTAGCAAGTTTTTGAAATATAGCAGAATAATTTCCTATTTGAGAATCTGTGAATTTATCTATAGTGCTTTTATTTAATTTTTTTAATGTCTGATTGATAAATCTATCTTTTATATTTCTTTCCATGAATGATAAAAATAGTTCAATATCTTTTTCAATTTGTCTCGGTGTTTTTTGTGGTTTTACAATAGCTTTTTTCTTTTTTGTTTCTATTGCTTTTACATCAAACTTTGCCATTATAATCCAATATTTTCATCAAGTCCAAATTCAGATTCAAAAGAATCACTTGTTTTAGCTTCAATCCCTTTTTCTTTTAAGTATTGCTCTATATCATAACCTAATGAATATAGTTTTGTGGCATTATCTAGTGCTTTAGTTTCATATTCAATTTGTTCTAGTGCTGTAGTATTTTGACTTTCACTAAATTTAATTGGAGATTTTCCTAATTTCGACATTAATTCATTGATAGGTTCTAATAGGTAATCTTCTTGAATGTTTTGTAGCATATCATTAAATGAATTTCTTTCTTGAGTTCCAGCACTATTTAATCCTGATACTGCTTCTCCTACTAACATAGGTAATGGTATTCCAGTAACTAATGCCATTCTTCTTAGTGAGATATCATCAGCATCTTTTAGGTTTGTTAATGACTGTGAAACTGTTACTACATCATCTTCACTATCTATTAATCCAGCACCATGTATTGACCTTCTATCCTCTGAAAGGGAATAAAACTTTACAATATTATCTTCGTTATTGCTTTGTAATGAATTTTTAAAGCCTTTTATTTTATAGAATAAAGATGAATTTTTTTCAACAATACTTGAACTTGCTCTTTCGATTATTCCATCATTAATAATTTGATTATAAATTAATTCAAATTCACTAATTCCACCATAATTATAATTCGGCATATCTTCTTCTTCTGGAAGTATATATCTAAAATCAATAACTCTTGTGTAATGAAAATTGAATCCATGTACAATATAATTTTTTGGCTGGTAGTATCTTTTATTCATAAGGTCTGTTTCTATATCTGTAACCGACACTTGCTTCCCAGAAAATACTTCAAATTTTAGATTGTTTGGGTTTTCTATTTTTCTAAGTGGTTCTGCTAAATTTCCACCATCATTGATAACAATAATACCTCTACCAAATACTAAAGACCATCTAAATGCTTCTTTAATTTTTTTGTGAAGTTTTGTATTATAAAAAAGTTTATCTTCTGTATTTTCAAAGATTATGTTTTGTCTTTTTAAAGAATATCCAGTTTTAATTCTTGATATTTTATTACCTAATCCAGTTTTGTAAATTTCATTTAACTGATTGTAATTTATTCTAGTAGAAGTTACTACATTACTTGCTACTGAACTTCTTCTATTTGCTAGTGAGTTGTATAGTGATGTGAGACCATCTGTAAAAATTCCCATACTAAGCCTTTTTGATTTTATTATATCAAAAAAAGCTTTTTAGGGTTTACAAATATTTTTCTGTAATAGTAGTTGCCGTTTTCATCATTTTTATTTTTAATTTTGTATCTAATAGATAGCTATCAAAAAATGAATAAACTTCATTTAATTCTTTTAGTGAGATATTTGGTAGTAGGTTTTCGTTTTTATCTTTTTCAAAGTATGCCATTAACATTCCTAGTCCTATTAAGGGCATTACACATTCTTCGTTCTTTTTGATGTTCTTATCTAGTACATCTAATAGTTTTGTGTAATTTTTATGATACATGTTTGCTATTAATCCACTTTGTGATTTTTCTATTTTATTATTTATAGATTTTATTGTTCCGACTTTTTGTATTTCTGATATTATATTTCTACCTATACTGTCTATCTTCTTAATAATAACTTCTTCATTAAATACTTCCACGCCTTCATCATATGTTCCAGCATTTGTAAGTCTTGAATGAATAAAGGCACAAAAGCACTCAAATTTTATTTTATCTGCTAACTTCATATTTTACCTTTTATGCGTATGTATGGTTAAAAGTCTTATCTGGAGTAATTATATTACCAACAATTTTTTCAAGTCTATTGGCTATCTTATTTGTACAATTTAACTCGCTTTCTAAATGTTTGTTTTCTTCTTTAAGTATTGATACAAATTTTTCTAAATTGTTAATTTCAATTTTCTGTTTTCTAATATAGTTTTTTAAACTTTCGTTTTGTTCTTTTTCCATTTGCCATAGTAATTTGTAATTCATTCATAATCCTTTCTATCGAATACCCAATTAGTAGCTTCTAATATTGATTCTATTTCTGTATCTGTATTAAATATAGCAAGACTATCATCATTTTCATTCTCACATCTAACTATATAACAATGCCCTCTTTTTTGATTATCATTTGACATAATTCTGCTAACTAATTCATATCCTTGTTCAAAGCACCAGTCTTTGCATAAAAATCCTAATTCATTAATATTAAAGAAGAACGCTTGTCTTGCTTCACCAAAATAAGCTATTATCCTTAGTGATGATGTATCTTCGTAAAAATTTACATTGGTTACTTCTTGCCCAAAAACTTCACTTAATACATTTTCACTTAAAAGATTACTTAATGATTTTTCATTATTGTGTAGTTTTCTCATTCTATACTCTCCCATAATCCACAAGTAAACTTATTTTTACTTATTTCTAATCCCCTAGTTTCTAATATATATTTGTAGTTATTTTTAAATATATCACACTTTGTAGATATATGAATACAATTTTCACAAGTTTGATTTGAAGTATCATAAGGTTTTAAAAATCTTTCTTCAATAAATAATCCATCATGAATAACACTACCGTCATAATGGAATTCTTCTATTTGAAATATAATTTCTGAGTTGTTTATAACTTGAACCCAATCTCCTACTTTAAACATTACTTTTTATCCTTAAATTTTTCTTGCAATCTTAAGTAATCACTATACTCAGTGTCTAACTTAGCAACTGTTTTTTTATAAACATACCCTACTCCACATTTAAAACATATTCCCATTATATGCCCTTTCTTTCAAATCTATTGCAACCAAAGTCTTCATATACTTGTATATAAACTGATGTTTTATTTGATGTGTAAAAACTTCTATTAGTACAACAATTATCGTGATACCACTTACAATTCTCACAAGTTCTGTTTTCAAAATAATCAAATATTAAGTCTACCTGTTCACACAGTATATCTGGTCTCCATCTACTGGCAAGTGTATCCTCCCCATTTTCTGGAACTATTTGCATATAATATGCTTTTAAACTTTCTCTAGTCATTCTACACTCCTAATGTATCTAATACTTTACCCATATAACTATCAGTATCTAAAGATACTTTGTTAATACCTTCCATATCGTAAAGCTCTTTTCTCATTCTGTCTAATGGATATAATTCAAATCTATTTCTAGATTCTAAATCTCTAATCTCTTTAATAAGAAACTCTAATATGTTAAACATACATATAAAAGGACTGAAGTCTTTATCTTGAAAATATTCAACATC